GAGAGATGAATTTAGGATCTTGGCTAGAATCGATTTCGATTATCTACCAAGCGAATATCCCTATGATGTGCCGTATGAAAGTCGGAATATATTTAAATCCGATTTTGATGGAAGAGTGGACGTGATCCCCGTCAGCGATCCAAATATTCCATCCAATGCTCACCGCCTTATGATTGCACAAATGGCTATGCAGATGGCACAGCAATCTCCTCCCGGCATGTTCAATTTAGAAGAGTTAAACAGAACAATATTAAATGCTGCCAACATGCCGAACATGGAAGAAATATTACCACCCAAGAGAAAACCTAAACCTCTTGATCCAATATCAGATATTATGGCCGCAACGAAAGGTATACCTATTGCTGCCTTCCCCGGTCAGAATCATGATGCTCATGCACAGGTAAAGGGAGCTTATTTACAAGATCCGATGAATGGTAAGAATCCTGCCATGCAACGTATTAAACCTGTATTGGAAGCTAACATTCAGGAGCATATGGTTCATAAATATCAGGAACAGGTAAATGGAGTAGCTAAGGCTGCACTGGAACAGATGCCAGAACAAACTCCAGAAGTTATGGAAGGGGTAATGGTCTTTGCCGCACAACAGGTATTAAATGCAAATCAGGCTATGGGACAAGTACAGTCTCCTGAACAACAATTAGTTACACTGGAACAAAAGAAAGTTGAACTTGAACAGCAAAAACTACAATTAGATGCTGCACAAAATGCGGCAGAAGCTGCATTGGATGCACAGAAACTTCAACTGGAAGAAGCAAAGCTAACTAAGGAAGCAATGGAAGCTGGACAATCTGCTTCATTTAGACAAGAGAAAGCTGATCTTGATAGAGCTAGTAAAGAAACAATGAAGACATTGGAATTGCTAACTAAGCTTACATTGGAAGAAAATAAATTAGGATCGAAAGAAGATGTAACAAAGATGGAGCAGTTGATTAAAGCAGCTTTAGATGAGGAAAAACTTAATTTAGATTATGAAACTATCAGAGTAAGAGCTTTGGAAAAAGCTTCCAATATTGATAAAGATAAACAGCTTAAACTGGCTGAACTTGTAAGTGATTCTATTAAAGAAGAAACCCAAAAAAGAGGAGAAAGATAATGCCTAAGTATGGAGGAGTACATTACCCCAACGATGAAAAAGGAAAGACCGATGGATATCCCACTCATGTAAGAAACGATGATCGTGGTATCACCAACGGTTATCCAGAACATGTTTCTGGTAAAGTTAAAGATCTGTATGGTAATTTTACCAATCGTTCCATTGATGATGGTGGATCTGGTTTAAGAGCACGTAAGGGTGTTTTAAACGAGCGTTCAGATTTTTCATGGAAATATCCCAAACCAACTAAATAAGGAGAATATTAATTATGTGGTCAACACCAATTGTACGTGAAATTGCAGTAGGACTCGAAATTAATTGTTATGCATGTGGAGAGCTATGAAAATTTTAATGAAATTATCTAATCATATTGATGCTCCATTCTGTATTGCATTTTCAGTTTTAGGACTTATCATTTTAGGAGCGGTTCTAAATTAATGGAAATCTGGGATGAAGTAATAAAGGATTATAATGAAGAATTAATTAGATTAAAAAATATTGTATCAGGTGGTAATGCTGAAAGTTATTCTCATTACCGTCAACTAGTAGGACATATTCAAGGAATTGAATGGTCCAGAGAAATTTTTACAACAATTTTAAAACGTCGCATGTATGACGAAGAGGAGTAAATGCAACAGGTACATTTAGGTAACGCTATCAAAAATGATATGTGGATTACAGAGGACGAGATTAAAGATCCAAGTCCTCTACCAGAACTACCGGGATATCATATTCTGGTACGACCAGTAAGTGTAAAAGGTGTAACAAAGGGAGGTATCGTACTTCCTGATTCAACCAAAGACGATATGGCCTATCTTACTACAGTAGGAAAGGTTTTGTCCATAGGTGAATTAGCCTACCAAGATGAGGTAAAATTTCCAAATGGGCAGTGGTGTAGAGCAGGAGACTTTGTTTGCTATGCCAAACATGCTGGTCAAAAGTTATACTATAAATCTGTCAGACTGATCTTACTATTTGATGATCAGGTTATTTGTAGAGTAGAGCATCCAAGAGATCTTGATCCTACATTTAATTTAATGAGTGGGTCTTCTTAACGGTTGCATCTAAGATTGTTTTATAGTATAATGAAGTATCACCGTAAATACGTATGCCTCGTAAGCAACGAAAGGAACTGAAATGATTGATAAAGAAGAATGGAAGGAAGTGGAAACACCTACTTCTGAGAATGAAGAAAATAAGGTAGAGTTTGAGATAGAGGAAGAGGTCAAGGCAGAGCCTGAATCTTCTCCTGAAGTAAAAGAACCAAAAGAAGAAGCTCCTACAGAACTGGAAGGTATCGAAACCAAAGGTGCTCAGAAAAGAATACGCCAATTAATTAAGCAAAGAAAAGATCGTGATGAGCAGATAACAGATCTTATAAGAAAAAATGAAGAATTAACTGGTAAGATATCAACACAGGAAAAAGAATTTACAAATATTGGTAAATTAAATATAGATGCAAATGAAAAGCAAATTACTGATAAACTTGAATTAGCCAGAGCTGCTTATAAATCTGCACATGAAGAAGGAGATTCAACAAAGATATTAAAAGCCCAAGAATTTTTAAATGAAGCACAGACTGATTTAAAAAATATTGGAGTAACAAAAGCAAAATTTGAACAAGAGCCTATTCAGGAGTTGCCACAACAACAGGCACAACCTCCTGCACAAGCACCACAAGCAGATCCTCAAGCTGTTGAATGGTCACAAAAACCAGAGAATAACTGGTTCGGTCAAGATAGAGTAATGACTGCCGCTGCTCTTGCATTAGATGCTGAGTTAAAAGAAGAAGGATTTAATCCAAGTGATCCAGAGTTTTATAATGAAATTGACAACAGGATTAAGGAAGCATTTCCGCAAAAATTTAACAATCCTGTCGATCAAAGTTCGGTGCAGGAACAACCGTCTAAACCTGCTCAAGTAGTAGCTGGAGCGTCACGTTCCACTCCAAGTCCCGGTAAAGTAAAGCTGACGAAAGAAGATGTACGGCTTGCTCAGAATTGGGGCATACCACTTGAACAATATGCTGCTGAAAAGCTAAAGGTAGAGAATGCCGATGGTGAGTACACAGCAATTAAAACGTAACGTGGAGGTGAAATTATGACACGTATTGAAGAATCACGTAATTCTCAGTCAAGGGAAAAGGAAACCAGAGAAGAAACAGAATACGTCTTTGAAGAACCAGACGCAACTCATATACCCCGTGGAGTTGAAGAAAGATTTAAGCAGCAGGACATGTCATTAGGCTGGCTGCGTATCCTTCTTAATGGTCAAGATGATTACCAAGAGATTGGTAAGAAGCAACAGCAAGGATGGGAATTTGTTACTCCTGATGAAGTTCCTGAGATGGGAGCCACTTCTGTCGTGAGGGAAGAAGGTCGCTATGCTGGAGTTGTCTGTCGTGGAGACATTGCTTTAGGTAAGATACCTACAGTTAAGCTAGAGGCCAAAAGACGCTTTTATAGGGAAAAGGCAAATACGATGTTGGAGGCCGTTAATTCTCAATTAATGAACTCTTCTAATTCCAAAATGCCAATTTCCAATAATAGCAAATCGAGAACATTTAAAGGACGAACTCCTACGTTTCAGGACTAGTCTTTAAACAGGAAGGAGAAACATTATGTCTAGTACACGAGCGTTACGTGGCTTTCTTCCGGCTCGAAAAAAGGGTATGAATTATAATACTGGTGGAACAGCTACGGTTATTTCACCTACTACTATAACTCGTGCTCCCAAGAAACTGTATACTGGTGACTTGATACTTATTGATGCAAGTGGCACCATTGCTGAAAGCATAACTGCAACCCTGAAGCCTTCGGGCGTATTCATGGGCTGTAATTATGTTGACTCTGATGGTAGTCAAAAGTTCTCACGGTATTGGCCGGGAGAGGCTATTTCTGCTGCAACATGTATTCAGTTCCATGTCATAACTGATCCTGATCAGACGTATTACATTCAAGGTAATGCAACATGTAGTAATGGTGAGATCTGTAAAGTTCTCAACTACACGGCAACCGTTTCGACGGCCTCTGCCGGTAGTACCAAAACTGGACAATCTGCGTTCTTCGTGGAAACCAGTGCTGCTGGTGTAGAAACTATTGTAGGTAATGTACGAGTTATTGGACGAGCGCAAGATCCGAATGAAGGTACAGACGGACTTGACCAATATCCAATGCTTGAGGTCTGGTTGCCCACGCACAGGGATCGGTTTGCCACCACTACAGTATCAACGGCATAACTAGGAAGGAAATAAACTATGGCTATTAATCGAGCGAGTATTGCCAAAGAACTTCTTCCCGGTCTAAATGCCGTCTTCGGGACGGAATATGGTCAGGTTAATGACGAACATAAAAATCTTTATGAAGTCGAAAATTCTGATCGAGCCTTTGAAGAAGAAGTTCTATTTACGGGTTTCGGCTCGGCTCCTGTTAAATCTGAAGGTGCTGCTGTTTCCTACGATGATGCACAAGAGAGTTACACTGCCCGTTACACGGCAGAGACTGTTGCTCTGGCTTTTGCTATTACAGAAGAAGCAATGGAAGACAACTTGTATGATACCTTTGCAAAACTACGTGCCAGAGGTTTGGCCCGTGCAATGGCGAATACCAAGGAAGTCAAAGCTGCCAATCTGTTTACCAATGGCTTTGTTGATACAATTGGTGATGGTGTTGCGTTCTTCGCTAGTACGCATCCTACCATTTCCGATGGTAATCAGACTAATACAGCAACTGCCGGTACGTTAGCTATCGGAACTCTTGAGAGTGCAATCACGCAAGTCCAAAAGATTAAGGATGATCGTGGTATCCTCGTAGGGGCAAGTGCCA